ACGAGTTGGAAAAGGTCAAGATGTCGATTGGTTTGAAGAAGTGGAATGCGCAGTGGCAGCAGCAGCCAACGAATGATGAGGGTGCTGTTTTGAAGCGGACGTGGTGGCGCAAGTGGACCAAAGAGGAGCCGCCTGTGTGCAATTATGTATTGCAGACCATGGATACGGCGTACAGCAAGAAGGAGACGGCGGACTTTTCTGTTATTGCAACGTGGGGGGTATTTACGCCTGATGTGGATTCGGGGCCGAATCTTATTTTGCTTAATGTTTGCAAGGGCCGGTGGGATTTCCCGGAGCTTAAAAGGGTGGCGCGGGACGAGTATCTGTATTGGAGGCCTGACAACGTGTTGATTGAGGCGAAGGCGACGGGCACGCCGCTGCAGCAGGAGTTGCGCCGGATTGGGGTGCCGGTGACGATGTATTCACCGGGGGGCAGGAGGACGGGCCAGGATAAGTTAGCGCGGGCCAACGCTGTTGCTCCGTTGTTGGAGTCGGGGATGGTATGGTATCCGGAGGGCAAGGAGTGGGCCGAGGAGCTTGTTGAGGAGTGCGCGGCTTTTCCCAATGGGGCCAATGATGATCAGGTGGACGTAACGACGATGGCGTTGTTCAGGTTTCGTCAGGGCAACTTTGTTTCGTTGGACACGGACGACAATGATGAGCCGGAGCCGTTGTCCAATGAGCTTGAGTATTATTAGAATGCCGCATAAAATGTGATACATACTTGACAAGGACCGCGAACCATGGCTGAACAGACATTTGAAGAAATAGCTGCTGCTGTTAAGCAAGCGGAGAGTGGTGGCAAGCGGTACAAGGATGACGGCAAGACGTTGACGACGAGTGCCAAGGGCGCGTTGGGCGAGATGCAGGTGATGCCGAAGACGGTCCGCGATCCGGGGTTTGGTGTTGTGCCTGCGCGGGACAAGTCCCCGGATGAGATTGCACGGGTGGGTCGGGATTACTTGCAGGCGATGTTGGGCAAGTACGGGGACATGGATAAGGCGCTGGCTGCGTACAACATGGGGCCGGGGTCCACGGACAAGTGGATTGCTGCGGGTGCCAAGCTGGAGAAGTTGCCGGAGGAGACGCGCACGTATATCCAGCGGGTCAAGGGATTTTTGGAGGACAAACCTGTTACGGCGGGTGTTTCACGTGAAACACCAGCGCCGCGCAAGCCCTTGCCTCCTTCTTTGCCCCCGATGGCGGCAGCACCAGCAGCAGCGTCTGTGCTCAATATGAAGCAGCAGGTGGCGAGTCTTGGGCCGGGGTATCAGGCGGCGTTGGCTTTGTCGTTCTTGTCGGACACGGATGACAAGGAGGATCGGGACACGGAGAAGGAGCCGGGGATTGCGGAGAAGTTTATGGCGGAGACCGCATCGCGGCCCTCGGCTCTGGCTCAGTTTGCAGATTTTAAAATCCGGTCTCCGTTTACCGAGTTGCAGCCTCCGGTGCGGATGGCCGAAGGTGGCCAAGTTGAGTTGCCTATGTACGATCCTGAGGGGAACAGGTATGTAATAGGCGGGGACAACCGAGTCAAGTTGCCTATGTACGATCCCGAGGGGAACCAGTACGGCGGTGGTGGGGGCAATCCTGTTACAAATCCATTTAGCGATTTGACTCAAGCGCAGCAGGCAGCCTACTACGCTGCAAACCCAACCATGGCGTCCATTACGCAATTGGGTCAAAAGGGGTTTGGACTTACATCACTTGGAATGTTGCAGAACGCTCTTGTGCCTGGATTTGTGAGCGAACAAGCGCAGATTGCTAGGGGGATTGATCCAGCGGCATATCAAGGCGCAAGAGAAAGCTTTCGCGGAAGTGAAATGGATGCAATGAATGCTGTTGAGAATGCAGTGGCAATGCAGTCGATGCAAGATGCACTGGCCGCAGACACAGCAGCGGCGCAAAGCATTTCAGATCAAAGCAGCGCTGGCTCAGAAGCTGGCGGCTACGGCACGGGTGATACAAGCGGCGGGTTTGGTGAAGGCCAGTACAACAGGGGCGGTTTGGTGCGCCGCGCAAACGGTTCTCCTGAAGAGGGTGAGCAGCCCCCGTTAACACAGCAAGAAATTGATGCGGCGTCAAAACCAGCGTTTTTGACACCGAGTTCGGGTATTGGTCGCAAGATTTCGACCAGACCGGGTGAGTTGGAAGCCGCTGCACTGCAAGGTGTGTCGGAATATCCGTATCTGTTGGCCGGTTCGCCGGTAGATATAGCCACAATGGTCATGCGGCCCTTTGGTTACAGCGTTGAAAAGCCATTTTTGGGGTCAGAAGACCTGAAAGAGCGTGCTTTAAAGGCCGGAATCCGCCAAAAGCCGCCAGAAGGCAAGGCAGCGCGTGCTTTGTATGAGCTGACACAAGCCGGAGCAGGTCTTGTAAACCCAGCAGCCCCGGTTCGCGGTGCGGTAAAGGCTGCGCAAGCTACTGGTGAGGCCGCAAAAATGCTGGCCAAGGATTTTCAGAAGTACAACCAGCAGTTGGCTGTGCCCGGAGCAAGCTACGCGGTCCGGAACAGGGGCACGCCGTTTATGATGGGCTACGAGCGCACCGCAGGGCCGGACGGCGTGTTTCCTGCTATAGATCAGGCTGAAAAATACATCAAATATGACGTGGCTGTAACGGGTGATCCAAAATTAAACGACTGGCTTTCAACTAAATTAACGGCCTACCTGCGCCGGGATTTTGCTACCCCGGACGACCAGTTTGTCAAGGCTGCAGACAATAATCAGCTTCTGCATTTTGTAAACAAACCCATACCCAAACGCCCCGATTTGGACCCGTATTACAAGAGAATTAACGATTCTTCATATATTGACAGCTTGCCGTATGTGCGCAAAGCAGAGGGGTTTGAGCCACAGGGGGTAGCCAAGACCGAATATGGTAAACGGGCGGAGACCTTGACAGACGCTTCAGCGTGGCCCGTGCAGCTTGAGGACATTACGTCTCCCGGACTGATTCCCCGCGGCATGGATAGAACTGATCCCTCGGCCCGGTTGACGGAACTTGGGGCAAGCGTTGATGAAATGCTTCAGTTTGATAAATTGGCAGGGGACATGGAAAGAATGCGCAACATGCCCAGGACTTATTCAGCGTATTCCCAGCCTGGAATAAAGGTCCCTGAGGAATATTTGCTCACGGACGAGGCGCTGATAGGTTTGACCCCTGCACAGGCTTCCAACCGGGTGGCAAGGTTTAGGAATTGGGAAGAAGAAAACAGGCAACGGATGGCGTCTAAAGCTCTTTTTGAGGACCCTTCTCTCAATCGAACGCGCGCGGAAGGTGGAAGTGTTTGGGTCAATCCAGATGACTTAGCAGAGAACCCCAACATGCGTAAATTGGTTCAGGATGTGGGTTGCGACGGAGGCTGGTGCACCAAAGATGAGAGCAGTGCCTTGAGCTACGGTAGTGATGAAAACCGCTTATCTATTTTGCTGGATAGCAAAGCGCGGCCCCAAGCACAGTTGACAATTACTTCTAGAGAGTACGGTTCAGATGCTTTTATAGAGGCCATGACGGACAGTGAAGCTGCTGCCTTCCGGGCACGCTATCCAAATATTGCTGTGTACAACGAAAACGCAATCATGAGTACGCCGGAGTTTAAGCAATTTAAGGCAATGAACCCGGGCACTTTTGAGATTACCGAAATTAAAGGGACCAACAACCGAACCGATTTTGAGAATGCCCCGTACCTTAAACAGATTCAACAGCAAATCAAAAACCTTGACTCTCAGTTTAATTTACAGAATGTAGAAAACCTTGACAAAATTGGCATGGTAAAGATAACTAATGATTCGGGGGTAAAGGCAATTGGGGATGAAATGATTAGGTTAAACAACGGGTCACAATACGTTAATAAAGACGATTTTGAAAAACTTTCTCGGCAAGCTTTTACAAACATGCTTACTCCTCCACAACAGCGCGCCAAGGGCGGCATGGTCGAGCGACAATCTACAGACAACCGCAGATACATGTAAGGAAGCTTCATGGCAACCAGTAACTTAGATCCTCGCACGCTAGAGCAGCTTAAAAACGAAGGCATTGACCCCCGCAGTTTAAAAAAACGCACGACACCGGCCATTGATCAGCCATACACAACTGCGGGGCTGCCTTCTTTGCAGCTATTGGATGCGCCCCAACTGGAAAATACCAATACCCAAGGGTTTGTTCTTGCAAGCAACCGGATTGCTGACTATGACAAAAACCGCGCACAGACGCAAGCAATGTTTCTTCGTCCCAATGCCGACAAAAACGCAATTGCGCACGAGCAAGAACACCTCTTGGCACGAACAGGGCTGGGCTCAGGTGCCGCAATCAACCGTAAATTTGACGAGCTTATTGGGAAAAGAGGCCCCGGCCTTAGGGAACAGTTTGTCAAAGATGCCATAGGCTCTGCGGACTATCTTAAAGAAAAGTATGGCATTGCAGACGCTTACTTTCACCCAAGCATGATAAAACAGGGGGGCACTGCGATGTACGAGCAGTTGGCCACCTTGGCGGGGTACGAAGCGGCAAACAATGTGGACCTGACTAAAGACCCTGTCTTGCGCAAAACCTTGTTTAGCGACAAAGCAGTGCGCGAGACCTACAACGCGATTACAGGGCTGCGGCAGACTAGGCTGGATGCGCGCGACTTGCCGACATATACTCGTCAGCCTGAGCCCGGTATAGCAGACAGGCTCAAAAAGCTAATTGGCTTTGCTGGCGGCGGCGCTGTTGAGCGCCAAGCTGACGACAACCGCAGATATCTGTAAGGAACAAAAATGCCAATTGAAAAGAACAACGATTTGCCCGCGGGTAATGTAAACATTGACGTTGAAAGCATGGAGACAGAAACCCTGCCGGACATAGAAATTGTCTTTGACGAAGAGGGTGGCGTAGAGGTAACGCTGGGAGAGGGAGACGAAGAAGTTCCCTTTGGGGCCAACCTCGCCGAGGTCCTCGAGTCAAGCGTCCTGCAGCAGATCAGTTCTGAGTTGTTGCCTTTGTTTGAGGCGGACCAGGGTTCGCGCAAGGATTGGGAAGAGCAGTATGGCAAGGGCTTGAAGCTGTTGGGCTTTACGTTTGACGAGCGCACCCGGCCCTTTAAGGGCGCAGCGTCAACAACGCATCCGTTGCTGACTGAGGCGATTGTGCAGTTTCAGGCGCAGGCGCTCAAGGAGCTCATGCCCGCGGATGGGCCCGTGCGCACGCGCGTACTGGGCAAAGAGACACGCGAGAAGTTGATGCAGGCCGAGCGCGTGCGGGACTTCATGAACTACCAGATCACTTCGGTGATGGAGGAGTACACACCGGACTTTGACCAGTTGCTGTTCTATGTTGGTTACGGCGGCTCTGCGTTTAAGAAGGTGTATTACGACGAGGACCGGGACCGCATGGTCAGCAAGCTAATCTTGCCGGACAACTTGTACATCCCGTACAACGGCTCTAGCGTGATGAGCGAGTGCCCTCGTATCACGCACGTGGTGCCGATGTCGGTCAACGATTACCGTAAGGCCGTGTTGCGTGGGCAGTATTTGGACACTGCAGAGGAGCGCAGCACTGCGGACGTAGGCAATAACATCATTCAAAAGGAAACGGACCGCGTAACGAAGATTACGCCCAATGCGGATGATGAGGAAATGGAGTTGTTGGAGTTCCAGATTGATTACGATCTGGAGGGTTTTGAGCATACGGATGAGGACGGCGAGCCAACGGGCTTGCGGCTGCCTTACATTATTACGATTGACAGGACCTCGGGTTCTACGGTGGGGGTGCGCCGCAACTGGAGCGAGAGCGACAAGCTGTTTCGCCGCAAGCAGTATTACGTGCACTACATGCTGGTGCAGGGGCTAGGCGCATATGGTCTGGGCTTTTTGCATTTGGTAGGGGGCCTGAGTCAGGCGGCAACTTCCGCGTTGCGCCAGTTGCTGGACGCGGGGACGTTGGTCAATTTGCCTGCAGGCTTTAAAGCCAAGGGCGCGCGCATCATGAACGACGATGTGCCGTTGCAGCCGGGTGAGTTTAGAGACATTGATGCGGGTGGCGTAGAGCTGACTCAGACGTTGATGCCGCTGCCGTACAAAGAGCCAAGCCAGACTCTGTTTGCGCTGCTTGGATTTTGCGCTGATGCGGGCCGTCGCTTGGCCAGTGTTACCGACATGCAGGTGGGGGACAGCAATCAAAACGCTGCTGTCGGCACGACGATTGCTCTGCTAGAAAAGGGCGGACAGGTCATGTCGGCCATTCATAAGCGCTTGCATTACTCGCAGCGTATTGAGTTCAATCTGTTGGCCAAGGGGTTTGGCGAGTATTTGCCCGATGAGTATCCGTATGACGTGCCGGGGGAGACGCGCTCAGTCAAGCGCTTAGACTTTGATGATCGCATTGACGTGCTGCCGGTCTCGGACCCCAACATTTTTTCTGTGGCCCAGCGCATTACGATGGCGCAGACGCAGTTGCAGTTGGCGCAGAGCAATCCGCAGATGCATAACATGTATGAGGCGTATCGCCGGATGTATCAGGCCATTGGGGTGCGGGACATTGATGGCATTTTAAATTCTCAGAACGTAGACAAGCCTAAAGACCCTGCCAGTGAGAACTCACAGGCTCTGGACAATTCCCCGCTTAAAGCGTTTGCGGGTCAGCAACACGATGCGCACATCATGAACCACATTTTGTTTGGCTTGTCGCCCCTGATAGGCACCATGCCGCAGGTGGCGATAACACTTCAGAAGCATATCTTTGATCACATCCGTCTGAAAGCCGAAGAGACCACGGAAGCGGAGCTGTTTGCGCAATACGGCACTGATCCGGACAGCGTGGTGTCGGCGTTGCAGCGCGAAGCAATGATTGCAATTAAAACGGCGGAGTACTTTCAAGAAACCAAGAAGTTGCAGACAGATTTGCAAGGCCCGCCGCCAGAAGATCCACTGGTCAAGGTCAAAGAGCAGGAGATCCAGGCAAAGGCAGCCAATGATCAAGCCAAAGATAGCAATGAAAAGGCTAAAATTCAGCTAGAGAACCAAAAAGTGCAGAGTAATACGGCTTTTCAACAGGCAAAACTTGCACTTGATGCGCGAAAACAACAGTAACGCTAAGGAAACCGCCATGCAGACTAAAACAACCAAGGTTTTGACGCCAAAACCAGAGCCAAAACTAAAAAAGGGGCCTGTTGTTAGCGGGGCACCTAAGAAAACGTATGTTTATCGTAAGGATGCGTTTAAAAAGGTATTGATTACGTAACAAATACGTGCATAATGCACTCAAACCCACAGACAGGGGTCCTATTTGTCTGCCTCATTGGAGTAATCCATGCTTGAGTTTGCTGAAGAAACGCTAATCGCTATTAAGACTCTTCGTCGCAGGACAGAAGATCTAATTATTAGCGGCAGTGTGAAAGATATGGAGCAGTACAGATTCCTTATGGGACGCCTTGAGGGTTACAAGTTTGTTGAAATGGAAATTCAATTCATTCTTAACAAAGACCAAAACCAATAAGGAGCTTACTAATGGAAATGACTGCGCTGGAGAAAAAGTGGGCAGACGAAGCTGCTGCTCACGTGCCTTCCTTAGACGATGCTTACGACAAAGAGGGTAGCCTCGATGTTAAAAAGATCGAACAGAAGGTAATGGACCGAATCCCCTCCCCTACGGGCTGGCGGATCATCATCTTGCCCTACCGAGGGGCAGAAAAAACCAAAGGTGGCATTGTACTGTCAGATCAGACCCGGTTGCGAGAGCAGTCGGCAACGGTTTGCGGCTATGTGCTGGCTGTTGGCCCACTTGCATATGCCGACGAAAACAAATTTCCGACAGGCGCGTGGTGCAAGAAGGGGGACTGGATTGTTTTTGGTCGATATGCAGGTGCACGCTTGCCGATTGACGAGGGAGAGATCCGGATCATTAATGATGATGAAGTTTTGGCCACAATCCAGAATCCTGAAGATATCGTTCACCTGTAAGGAAAAATATGGCAAATACCCTAAACAACGAGCAGTTGGAATTTAGCCTTGGAGAAGAGGAAGAAGCTGCAACAGTGACGTTTGGCAACGATGCTGACGGCAATCAGCAGCCGGGTAAGTTAGAAGTTGAGCCAGTTGAGCCTGAGCAAAGAGAAACACAAGCCCACTCGGACGAGTTGGGGGCGGTCAATGAGGCGGTGCAAAAACGAATTTCTAAACTGACCGCCAAGATGCGCGAGGCAGAGCGCCGCGAGCAAGCTGCCTTTGAGTATGCCAAGGGGATGCAGGCACAGGCTCAAGAGCTTCAGAAAAAGCTGGTGCACACAGATTACAGCCGTCTTAACGAGGCAAAGTCTCGACTAGATACTCAGCAACTGCAGTTGCGCCAGATCATTAAAAAAGCCCGGGAAGAGGGCGATATTGACACCGAAACCGAGGCCAGCCAGCGCTTGTCAGAAATGACTATGGAGCAGCGGCAGGTTTCTGGATGGCTTCAGCAGCAAGAGGAGGCGGTTCGCAACCCTGCTCCTGTACAGCAATATCAACAAGCTGCTCCGCAGCAACAAAGAGCAGCTCCGGACCCCCGTGCCGAGGAGTGGGCTTCTAAAAACTCCTGGTTTGGCCAGGATCGTATGCTTACCTACGCCGCGTGGGGAATCCATCAAGAACTTATTGAGAAGGAGGGTGTTGACCCCACTTCGGATGAGTACTATACTGAATTAGATCAACGGCTTCGGGACGAGTTTCCGAGGAAGTTTGCGGGTGAGCAATCACCTAGTTCCCAAATCAGACAACAGCGTTCCGCGCCTGCTGTTGCCCCTGCTACCCGGAGTTCCGGAATCAATAGTGCGCGCCGAACTGTCCGGTTATCGCCGAGTCAGGTTGCTATGGCAAAGAAATTGGGTGTACCTCTTGAAGAGTATGCCAAGTATGTAAAGGAATAAATCATGAGCGAAAAAATTAACATCGATAGAGCCAGCCGTTCCTCCGAAAGCAGGGACAAAGAAGCCCGTCGCAAGCCATGGCGTCCTCCTTCACGCTTGGATGCACCACCTGCCCCCGAAGGGTTTAAGTACCGTTGGATTCGCGCTGAAGTCAACGGAAGTCTTGACAACCAGAACGTGTACAGTAAATTGCGTGAAGGATACGAACTTGTTCGTCCTGAAAATATTCCTGAGGAATACCGCGCAACATTGCCCACGATGGACGACGGCAAACATGCTGGCGTTATTTCAGTTGGTGGACTCTTGCTTGCCAAGATCCCTAACGAAACGGTTGAAGAGCGTAATGCTTATTTTCGCCAGAGGGCACAGGAACAGTTGCATGCTGTGGACAATGAGATGATGCGTGAGAACGCACACTCTTCAATGCGGATCCAATCACCCGAGCGGAGTTCGCGCACAACATTCCGTCAGTCTAATAGCTGATACTTTTAAATTTGTAGGAGATATATATGGCTAATATCGATAAGGCCTTCGGGCTACGTCCTATTGGTAATCTTTCCGCTACTGGTGCTCAGAAGCAGTACGGCTATGAGATTGCTGATAATCAAGCGGGTACGATTTTTCAAGGCGACTTGGTTGCTCTTTCAGCGGGTTACATTACACGGTTTCTTCCAGCTACACACACTGCTGCGGTAGGCGTGTTTAACGGTTGCAACTATATTGATCCCACTACAGGTAAACCTACGTTCAAGAACTTCTATCCGGGTTCAGTCAACATTACAGCAGGCAAGATCGTTGCGGATGTCAATGATGATCCTAGTCAGTTGTTTCTAGTTCAGTGTGATGCAGGTTTTGTAGCGGCTGACGTTGGCAAAAATGCCGATGTTATCGGCACAGGTGGCAGCACAACTACTGGTATTTCTACCATGGAGTTGAATTCAGCT